GCACATTCAGTTGTAGTGAAATATTTATGAATGATGTTAAATTGATATTCTCAGGTAATACTGTAACAAGTCACGTAGATCCAAATCAAAGTTCAGATACAAGTTATGCAGGTAACGTAAGAGTAAACATATATCAAGGTGGTAGTGCCGCAGGTGATTGTATATTTCCAACATCAGGTGGTGTAGCCGCAACAAGTATAGTACCACATTGGGGAGTTAACCATACAGCAAACGCAATGGTATATGCTGTACTACAAATAGATTATGATGCTGAAAACGGATTATCAGGATTACCACAAATGACATTTAAGATGAATAACACACTTAACAATCCCGGTGATGTGTTATTTGATTACTTGACCAATAATCGCTATGGATGTGGATTATCCAATTCACAAATAGATATAACAAGTATAACAGGTACTGCCAATACAGCAATGAAAGGTTATAGTGATGAACTTGTTAGTTATACAAATGCCAGTAATGTAAGTACAACACTAAAACGTTATCAGATTAATGGTATGTTAAGTACATTTGATACTTGTTCAACGAATATAGATAAGATATGCCAAGCGGCCGGTACATTCTTTACATTTGATGTAAAAGATGGTAAATTTGCCGCTATACCTAACCGTGCTTTAAGTACAGCAGAAAAAGCCAACTGTTTAGTGTATAATGATGACAATATAGTTAGTAAAATTGATATAAGTTCAACAGAATTGTATGCACTTTACAATGGTGTTGAAATAGAATTTATGGATCAACAACGTAAAGACCAAACAAATACAGTATTAGTAGAAACACCAGCAGGTGATAGAAACGCAAATGAACCAGATAATATTCTTAATTACAAAATAGATATGATTAATGACAATATTAGAGCAGAAATACTTGCTAATATTGATCTTAACCAAAGTAGAGTAGGTACTGTAATACAATTTGTTAGTGATTTTAGCGGAATACAAAGTGATGTCGGAGATGTAATTAAAGTAACAAACAATCTATATGATTGGACTGACAAGTTATTCCGTGTTATGAGAGTAACAGAACAACAAGAAGAATCAGGTATGGTTACAGCACAAATAACTGCTATTGAATACAGTGATGACTATTATGTACATCCAGTTGCAACAGAAACACCAAACGCAATACCAATTGACTTACCAAGATTACCCATTATACCACCTATATTCATACCAGAAGTATATAATGGTAATTATGCTAATGTAGATGCACTACCAGGTGCTGTATTCGGTAATGTTATTGTAAATCAGTCTATGAAAACGTTTGGTGCAGGTACCCAGTTGACAGACAATCCTGCGGCAAATACAAGTGTAGTATCAGGAACAACATATTTAGATATTATACCAGAAGAAAGTTATGATATTACAGGTGCTGACGTAGGAGATTATGAAGTTACCAGTAAAGCAACACTAGGGGGAACTGTTACTGGTGCATATGATGTAGCATTTAGACATCAAGTTAAATTAAGATTTGCAAATACCACAGCAACAGTTAGTAATGTCACAACTACAGCAGGTGGGACAGCAATATTAGGGTTTGATGCGGCGGCACCACCATTAATTGCAAGTAACAAATTAAGTATTGATCCAACAAGTTATGGTTTACCAGCAGACATGGAACCTGTATTAGCAAATGTTGTTTTACAAGGTTATTCAACAGTAGGTTCAAGTAATGCGGCACTAAGATCGTTTAACAACTTAAATTATCAAATGATTCGTGTTACAAAAGGTGAGAAATAATGTATAGAACGTTTTACTACAAAGATACAGGCAAATTAATTATAAGCAGACGTATGAGTGACGAAATGGTAGCAGAAAGACTTGCATATCACACTGATCAAGCATGTTTAGATGTTCCTTGTATGGAAATAGACAATTACAAAGTAAATTTAGATACATTACAGTTAGAAGCAGTCACAAACACAGAAGATTTACAACATTGGTTAAGAGTAAACAGAAATACAAATTTAAAAATGTGTGACTGGACTCAGGCCGCTGATTCTCCTTTATCGGATACAAAAAAAGCAGAATGGGCCACATACAGACAAGCACTTAGAGACTTACCAAACAGTTATACTACATTGTCTAACAAAGATGATGTAGTATGGCCTACAAAACCGGAGTAAACAATGCCATTAGGAAGTAGTAAATTTTTTAGAGGAAAACAGGTAGGAAGTAGTTCTCAATTTGAGGGTTATCCTGAATGGCCTCAAATGCCTAATTTAGACACACTTACAAAAATTTTAGAAGGATATACTAGTACAGGCGGTGTATCTAATATACATCTAAGTCATGAAACAGCAATGCCTTCTCAAAGTATTAGTACTGTTACTTTGTCCCAAGATCTCAGAGCCTTGCCAGCATTTAACGGTAACGTATACATTACATCTAAAGGAGGATATGCAAACAGTTCTGGCCCTTTAAAGGGCCAGATATGGGTTTATGATGATACATCTGGAAATATTGCAGAAGTAACACCCACGCCAGATATATCAAATGATGGTCCTTCAGGTATAGCACAGGTGCTACCAGTAGGAAGTACAGGTGCTCATGTATCAGTTAGAAGAGTTAGTCCATATAAAACAGCACAAGTAGATTTAGTAAATGGCACGTCAACTGTGTCTGCGGCGAATTATGCATTTAATAATCCAGGTAATTTACTATTAAGTGATCCTGTATTAATTAATACAGGATATAGTAGTAGTATGATTGGCATGAGTAGAGGATTTGGTCCAACTGATGCCAAGGCATATAATGTAACCGCAGGCGGTGGTTACAGTACTCATCCATATATACCTCTCTCACCTACGTATGGCGGTGGTGGCGTTACTATTGCGGCGGCGGCAAGTCCTGATACAGGAAGAATTTATATATCAGGCAACCCTGGTCAAAGATTTGATTTTATAAATGATCTAGGCCATGATTTTATACCTTCAGGTGGGGAAGCCGCTTTTGCAAATGCTAGTGGTACAGGAGGTTATTTTGGTACAGCACAACTAGGTGTAGATAAAAATATATATTTCTTACCATATGTTACCGGACATGTTATGGTATATAACCCTACAGCCAACACAGCCACAACTATATATGAAAATGAAGCAGTAGACAATGTAACTGAAGTATTAGGTAATGTAGTTGCAGGTCAAGACGTCTTCAAATTTGAAGGACATACAGTAGAAAGAGTAAGAACATCAACAATTACATTTAACGGTTTAACGGATGCTAATTTAACAATTTTAAATGGTAACTCATATAGGGCCACATGGCAAAGTAATGTAAGTGGTTATGTTTTAAATTATACAAATAATGCGGCGGGTGTAGAATCACTAGTTAACAGTAATATAACACTTACAGACGGCACAGGATCATGGAATACTGGTAATAGTTATATAGATTCTACATTAGGTGTAGATGGTAATATATACGCATATTCATTCTCTGGTAATGGTGCTAGTAATGTACAAACATTAATGAGTATAGACACTAAACCGAATAGTGCAACATATAAACAAACAACATATTATAACATACCAGGCTTAACAGATTCTTCTTATATATCATTTTGCAGAATAGGACAAAGCGGTAATGGTACCCTATTAGGAATAGGACGAAATGTTAATATGCCTTATTCTAGGCAAGTAGTAGCAAAATGTACAATAAGCGGTAGTGGGTTATCAGAATCAAGACTTAATCCATTTATAAATAATGGAAATTAGATAAATATAACAATAAGAGATAATACGAACACGGATTATCTCGTATCCAACAGGAGAATAACATGTCGGGAAGATTATTATCATTTAAGAACTACATTGGCGGTGCAGATGACGTTCAAGTCATAGAAAAATTTCCATCAGAACAAAAAACATTCACGTACAACTATAATACAGATATTACAAATTATACCTTTGAGTTAGATGCTCAAACAATAGTCGTGGATACTTTAACATACGATGTAAACACTGGTAATCCTAACTTTACAACAAGTACAGTATTAGGATATTTTGCAAATGTTGATGTAGGTGCGGCTAATGTTTCTAATAGAAATAATTCAGCAGGAACTGTTAATATTACTATGCCAGCAAATTTATATCCAGGAAACGTTTTGATGCCAGATGCAAGAGCAAATGTGCCAATCACAGTATTCTCAGTATCATGGACTAACACAGGTCTTACTCCTACTGTCACAGAAGCACATAGATGGGCAGTACTAGAAAGATACAAGCCAGGTGATAAAGCAATAGGAAACGTATTAGCAGACACATCATTTGTATCACTAACATAAGGAGACTGTAATGGCTTTAGCAAACGTAGTAGTAACAGTTAACGAACCAAATGTTACAGTTAGTTCAGATAACGTAAATGTATCAGTAGCGACAACAACATCAAACGTAATAGTGGGTAATGCTTTAGTTACATCAACAAGTGATATTAGAAATGCATTAGGAAACACATTACCAATAACATATGATAACGTTACAGGTATATTTGGTTTTGATGGAAATTTAGACGATTTAACACTTAAAAAATATCAAGAAACAATAGTAACCGGTGGCACAACTAGTGGTGATATATCAGTAAATATAGCCGATGGTACTATACATACTTTAACATTAAACGGTAATGTTACAGGTCTTACATTATCAAATATATCCACAGGTGGTAGTGCAACATTTATTTTAACACAAGATGGTTCTGGTGGTAGAGCAATTGATACCACAACTACACCTGCTAATTGGACAACTTGGAATTTTACAAATTCAAGCTCAGATATAGACACAAATCCTGGTGCTTGGAGTATAATGAATGTGTTCTATGACGGAACAAATTATTATGCTTCTATAAGCGAAAAGAATGCATTACAAGTAGAAAATAGTAGTCTAGCAAATAGTAACATAATAGTTAATGGTACAACTATTGATTTAGGTAGTAGTGGTAATATATCTAATTTTGGTACATTAACAACTGATAATTTAACAGAAGGCAGTACAAATCAGTACTATACAGACGCCAGAGCAGACGCAAGAGTAAATTTACAAACAGGTACTAATTTAGATTTAAGTAGTAAAACAACTACGGAGTTAACTGAAGGCACTAATTTATATTTTACAGATGCAAGAGCAGACGCAAGAGTAAATTTACAAACAGGTACTAATTTAGATTTAAGTAGTAAAAACACTGATAATTTAACAGAAGGCATTACAAATTTATATTATACTGATGCAAGAAGCCGAGCATCAATAAGTGTGGGTACGCCGGCTACTCCTAGTGGAAATGGATCATTAAGTTACAGTAACATAAGCGGTGTATTTACATTTACGCCTCCTAATAAAATAGGTTATACAGATTTAAGTGTTATTACAGCAGGGCCTAGTGGTAATGGCTCATTATTTTATGATAGTGCCGGTGCATTTACATTTACACCTGCTGATGTCCCAGATAATACAGATGAGCTTACAGAAGGTGCTACAAATTTATATTTTACAACAGATAGAGCAAATAGTGCCATAAGTGGTTATACAGGCAGTCTAGAAAATTTAACAGGTGCTATTGTTACAACTGGTAATATTACAACAAATTACATTTTAACTGCCGGAAGTGGTGCAACAGATACTCATAGTATTACAGGAAATTTAAATGTAACAGGTAATGTAGAAGTAAGTGGTAACTTAAATTACAGAAATGTTGAAGATCTATATGTAAGAGATCAAAGTATTACACTAAACGCAAATGCGGCCACAGATGCTACAGTAAGTATTATAGCAAACAGACCAGTTGCAGGTGCAAATACTGTACTAAGATGGAACGAAACAGACGACAAGTGGCAGTTCTCAAATGATGGTAGCACATACTATCCTATTCCCACAAGTACAACAGATTTAGCAGAAGGAACT